AGAGTAAAGTTAATGTAGAAATCCATCATCTGAAGATAACGGTTTACTTGCTGATTTATCAGCGGTAGGTACTTCTTGATGATTTTAGTCTTAACTCCTCCGTCCTTAAGCAAACTATACGAAAAATCGTAATAGTTAATTGAATCTTTTTTAGAAGCGAGTTCGTCGTATGTAGTTTTTAAATTATTTTTAAATTCCTCTAATTTCTCATGTTCAGTATTTCTGTTCTTAAGTTGTTCGGTAATAGTTTGAACTTCAAATTCAAGATCTCTGATTTGTCTTTGGCATCCAGCGATCTTAGTATTGTTTTGAGAAATGTCATGTGTAAGTTTTAATATCTCCTTAGAGAGAGTGAGGAATTGACGCTCTCGCCCCTCTTCTTCTTTAATTGCCTCTTCTAGTTCTTTATAACCAGATTGCAACTCCTTTGCTTTAGATTGAGCGTCGTTAATCCTATTTATTCTGAATGTCTCTTCGATCGACTGTGTACAAGTAGGACAAACCGTATTCTCAGTAAAGAATTTATGCTCTTTAGTAATAGTAGATACTTTCTGAGAAATCTTTCCTTTAAGGTTTCCTAGTTTACGAAGTTTTTCTGTTGCACCAGTTACAAATTCTTGTTCCTTGGTGAACTCAAATACTTTCTCTTCTGTGACCGAATTCTCTTTCATATGAAGTTCAATTTCAGTCATTAGATCGGAAATTTTCCGATTATTATTGTTTATATTATCTTTACCCCTATTTTCCAACTCTTCAATAAACTCTTTCTGCATCTTAACCTTATCATTAAGAGATTCTTTTTTAAGTTCAAGAGTTTTAATTTCTTCCTTAATAGAACGAATCTTTTCTTTAATCACAAGATTCATAGAAGAAAAGATTTTAATATCAAGCAAATCCTCAATCACTTCACGGCGATGAGCTGCAGAAAGTTGCATAAAAGGAACAAAAGTGCTTGAACCAAGAATGACAATCTGAGTAAAAGACTTATAGTTCATCTTAAGAACATTTTGTTCTAACCATTTTTGCTGATCCAAAGCAGCAGCAGATTGATCAAGAACAGAACCATTTCTCCAGATTTCAAACAAAGCAGGTTTAATTCCCCTTACAACCTTCCACTCAACATTTCCAATATTGAACTCAACTTCAACTCTACAATCCTTTTCATTCACTGAATTGATAAGTTGTGGTTTATTAATTTTACGAAATGGTTTTCCAAACAAAGAAAAAGTCAGAGCATCAAGAACCGTACTCTTACCTGCACCGTTTGTTCCGATAATCAAATTAGTTTTATTTTTTGTAAAATCAAGTTCAGTTTCGTGCTGTCCCGTAGAAAGAAAATTACGCCACCGAATTTTTTTAAATAAAATCATGCTGAGAAGTATTTGGAGGGATTACAATGTCATCTGGGGTAATGATAGTATATTGATATCCATGAAGTTCGCAAGTTTTTATCATTACTTCATCTTCTATTTCAATTACATGCATTTTTGGATATCCGTCTTCTTCTAACATCATAGCATATCGAACGGCATCATCTTCTTCTTCAAAGAGATATAAGATATGTTCACCTTCATCTCCCATTACAGAATATGCACCTTCAGATTCTCTACCATTAATTGTTAGAATAAACATTTAAACTAATTCACATGCCTCTTGATAGATTTCTTGCATCATCTTTTGAATGACTGCCTTATCAAGACTAATTTCTGCCTCCTCAATATATCTATTCAGGATAGAAATAGTGTCTTCGCTTTCAAATGCTTCAAACTCTTGAGGTTCTTGAATATCGAAGTTTTCAATAATCTTAAGTTCTGCAATATTTGAAGCATAGAGTTTATCAATGAACTTTTCAAACTTTTTGGTATCTGACTTCTTGCGAACAACAACTTTTACAATTTTGTTTTCATACTCCCGCGTATCAAAAGTTTGATAGTTAGTATCCTCATAATAAATGTTATAAAACATTTTGTAAGGATTATTGATTGGAGTATGTTCTAGGGTTTCGGTATCGAAAATAGTGAAACCACGAGTATCACCTACATCAGTCCAGTAGATCTCATAAGGATTTCCCGTATAGAATACAGTTCCATTATCAGAACGAGTATGGTAATGCCCAGAAAATACTTTAGAGAAGTTTTTAAAAAGATTTGCTTCCAGTCCATGCTCCATAACAATTTGACGGTTTACACGGAAACCTTGAAGTTCAAGATGTCCCATAACAACTTTTGCTTTGGTTTTTTTAATCATCTTGAGAGATTGTTCTTCATTCTCCATGCAAATCCAAGGAAGAAGAAGAATATCTAAATTTCCAACTTTAATTTCTGTAGGAGAGGAGTACGTCCGAATATTTGGATAATCTTTCAACAAAAGTTGGGGAGAGTTTGTATTATTAGTATTCTTATAATAACTATCATGATTACCAACAATCATGTGAACATGATACTTTTTAAGAGGTTCAAATACAACTCTTTTTGCCCACTCTAAACTTTGATAATCAATGGATTTACGGCTATCAAAGGCATCTCCCATATGAACAACTGTATCAATCCCGTACTGTTCCAGCGTCGGGAAAAACACATTTTTATAAAAGAGTTCAAAATAATCATGAAAAAGTTTTGAACCTTTGCGAGCACCATAATGAGTGTCATTAATTAAAGCGATACGCATCAGTAACGAAGCTTTGAGTGAACATTGTCCTTGATTGAATTATAGTCGCTGTAGTTGGATCCGTCAAGGCTGTTGTCATCGAAGACTTCCGAATATCCAGAACGCTCAAGAATTTTATTTTTAATTTCAAGTTGCTTCTTTTCCTTATTAATACGACGAATAAATGCGTAGTGAATAATTTGAGTAAAGTAAGCAAATGGGTTTTGTGACTTCTCTGGATTGAAGTTATGAATATACTGAACGCAGTTTTCAATTCCATCAGAAATCATATCTTCCTTAAACATATAGTTTACGAAGTTAGGTTTAAAGGAGAGATGATTTGCGATCTTGAGGAAACACTCTCCAATGTAGCGGGGAATAGGAGGTTTTGGTTTTCCTTGGATTTCTGCGATTTCTTTATCTTCACGATACTTAATCAGTGCTGCAAGAAACTCTTTGTTATTTACATAATGCTCTGACCTTTTTCTTTTGGTCATAACCGTCGTTGTTATCATAAGTTTTTATCATTATTATGTAGGTATAATAACATAAACTTAAATAGTTGACAAGGTATCCAAAAGTGTGTACAATTACCTTTGTCGAGGTTGAAAGGAATAGGCCTAGCTATTTTTATAGAGATTCTCTAATATCTCTTTAGCATCGTTGACATTAGCAATATATCCCATTCTACGAGTAATCTTTGATTGATTTGTTTTATCTTTATTAGATTGACGTACATATGATTGGTACATCATAATCATTTCAATATCTGAAGATTCTGAAAGAGTAATGACATCTTCCAAATTAATAATGAACATATCTTCTGTGGTTGTTTTTAACCACGGTTCTATTTTGTATCCAACTGTTCCTGTCCTGCTTTTGATTTCTGCTACAATAATTGGATTTGAAATGATTAAAATAGTCCTGTCTTCTTCTTCAGAAGCTGCTACTTTAGCGAAGATTTCCTCTCCGGTTTTTAATTTAAGTGTGCAGTAAAAATCATCTTCTATCATTTTTTCTTAAGTTGTATAGTGATTATTTCATAATTGAAGTTCTCTTCATTATAGATTTTAATTCTTTCAATGAGGTGATTTAGAGTATAATTTTTTCTTGAGTTGTACGTACAATCATCAGCAATATCGTAAAGAACTGCTTTTGTTTTATTTTTTCCTTTTCTTAGGACTCTTCCGATTGATTGGAGGTTTCTGATTCTTGATTTACTAGGGGAAGCAAAGATAACATTATGTAGATTTCGGATGTTAATACCAGTAGAAAAAGTGCCGTAAGAAGCAACGATGATTGCATTATTCTCTCGTTCTGTAATTTCTCTAACTAATTCTCTTTCTTCAGTATCAACTCCACCATGAATAAAAAATACTTTACGATCATCTCGCTTAGTATTATTTATCTTTTCGTATAAAACTGCTCCATGCGCTTCTACTCTAGAAAACAAAACTAGAGTATTTCCTTTTAAATCAAGTGAAAGATTTGTAAGAAACTTATTTCTCTGTTCGTGAGAAATAAGATATTGTATTTCATCTTCATATGTCTCAAACTTTTGTGGAGGATGCTTGAGAACTAAACATTGGATATCTAATTGAGAAATATGCCCTTGTTCCATCAATTCATAAGTTCTAGTAACTTTATAAGAAGGTCCAAATAATCCCTCAAGAACCCATTTGTGAGTTTGAGTTCCATCTAAAGTTCCCGTAAATCCAAAACGATATTTTGCA